TTGTGTTTACTGGTACAAAGGAAAATATAAATACTGGGAAATGTCTCCCGTAATAAATAGAGCAGAGGTATAGCATGGCAAGATTTAAAGGTAAGGCACAAGTAGAGAAAAAAAATAAAGCGCTTAAAGCGTTAGATGTTCAATATGTAACTCATGACAAAATTGTTCCCAATAACTACAACCCAAACAGACAATCAGACGATGAATTTGAGTTGCTAAGAAGGTCAATGACAGAGGACGGTTTCACACAACCAATAGTCTGCATCAAACATGAAGAAGTAGAAGGTATGTTTAGAATTGTTGACGGCGAACATAGGTGGAGATGTTCTAAAGACTTAGGTTATAGCGAAATACCTATCGTAGTTACTCCTATGAATATGGAGCAAGCAAGAATAGCAACATTAAGGCATAACCGAGCAAGAGGTTCAGAGGACATAGAGCTAACCGCCCAAGTATTAAGAGACTTAGAACAACTAGGCGCTTTAGACTGGGCGCAAGACTCATTGATGATGGACGATGTAGAACTTCAAAGAATGTTAGAAGATATACCTGCTCCCGAAGCTAATGCAGCAGAGGAATGGTCTGAAGCATGGGTGCCTTCCGATACTAATTCAGCAGAGGACGGCTTAGAAGGGGTTGAGCATAAAACTGGTGACGGGATTATGGTTAAGTCCTTGACTGTTGAAGCAATGAACACACAAAGAGAGGTAGAAAGAAAAGTCGCTACTGCTAAGTCAGAAGAAGAAAGAAAAATGGCTGTACAGGAAGCTAACTTCTACAGAATTAATTTAGTGTTTAGTGGTGAAGAAGCTGATGTTGTGAAACAAGCGTTAGGCAAGACTCCTGCAGAAGCATTGTTAGCAATGTGCAAAAACAAGCAATAAATGCTAATAACGGGTTTACCTCGCAACGCTGACGGCGTTTTGTTAATAGGGGCAATGGTTTAGCATGGACTATATTGTAACTGCAGTGCGGGAAAGAGCGCCTTTTGTTGAATATCTTAACTATCATATACCCGAGTTAATAATAGTTTGGGATAAATACAGAGACCCAATGGAAACTTTTATGCGTGCATGGGGAGAAAATCCTAGTAACGCCTCACTGAGATTTCAAGACGATATAATTCTCACAGAAAACTTCTTAGAAAAAGCGCACTCTATAATTGATCAACACCCTAATGATGTAATACAATTTTTTAGTATGAGAAAAGCTGATACAGAAATTGGCAGCAGGTGGGAAAGCGGAGGTAACTGGATAGGAAATTTATGCCATTACCTGCCCGCAGGAATGTCTGAAGAAATTTATAACTTCGGATTAACTTGGGGAGGCCTACTCGCAAACCCGACAGCAGATGATTTACTTATGAGAGATTATTTTAAATCTAAAAAAATTAAATACTTTTTGCACTGCCCTTCATTAGTAGAACACGCACAAGTTTATTCAGTAATAGACCGCAAAAGGTCAAAATTTAGAAACTCAAAAACATTTACTGATCCCGATTATAAAAAGTTTCCGATAATAGAAGATTATGTAGTCAGAATGAAACACTTAGATGTTGATGATTTCACACCGATAGAATAATGGCAGACCAAAAATTTAGCGTCCCTTTAAAAAACTTTCAGATATCAAATCCTGTTGTCGCAATAACAGAATTAGAACTATCTGATATGTACATAAATCCTAGCAATGAAATGTTAGAAAATTTATTCCCAATAAAGGGAAAGCAATCATTGAGAACTTGGGGTCGTAGCAAAGGTGAGCATGCAAACCTAGACCCGCACTGGATGCGAATAAAAAGAGGAACACCGTTGCATACAGACCCATTGTATAAAAGGTACTCACATCATTTCGTATTGAAGGGCGAAAGCTATGGCTTACGGGGTCACGATAAAAAAGAAACTAAAATTGGAAGGGGTACAGTGTATGTCTTAGATGTACATTCACCGCATCAAGTAACCTATCATGATGAAGATAACATTTGGTATATTAGCGTTTCCCTAGACCATGAAACAATCCTGCCTTTTGAGCAGGTTATTCCAATTTTAATTAATTATGCTTTAACAGAGCCTTTCGTAAAGGCATCTTAAATAGATTCTCTAGCATAAGAATCTTTTACAGCGCTATACAAGCCTTCCGTATCTAAACCAAAATCTTTGTAGCCTTGGCTGATGCTTTGCAGGTAGCTAGATGCAGGTGGGTATATGTCAGTGCTGTTCATGGTATAAATTAAAACCTCATTAGTACCTAAAGATTCCTGCAATCCTTTAATTTTAATAAAGTCTTTTCCGTAAAGTCTAGGATAGCCTTCATAAATATCTAACTGCGCTTCGCAAGCCTGTGTTATTTTCCACAAACCTAAAGCCACCTGCGCCCCTTGTTTATGCTCAACATCTGCAACACCCCTAAAGGCTAACTGCATCCCAATAAGCACCACACTCCCAACAGGCTGTGCGTTAGGGCATCTACGAACCATTTGGTTAAGGTTTAAATTGCTCCCGTAAGCTCCGTATAAGTATTCTTTATAAATCATATTTTTCTCCTATTAGTTTAGTTCAAGTTCTCTTTCTGCAAAATATCTTTTTACATTCTCATCAACACCAGTCAACCAACCCGCATCACTTACTGTATTTTCTACAATGCTTTCTGCTACAGGGGTCGTAGTTAACACTCGGCTGCGTGAGATTATTAAATTAGTGCAATAAAACAAATCAGCTAAACGAGCCATGTTAAGATTTGTCTCTCTAGCACCGTCATAACAACAGTTAAGTTGGTCATTGGTATATTGTGCATAGTACCCTTGCCCGTTAACCTCGCCTTTAATTTCCCACATTCTTAAACCTCTTGACCATTCCATATCTAGTCCAATATTAGCTGCAGCATTTCTAATTAAGTTAAATGCTCTGCTGCTACTTGGTCTTGTTCGTCTTGCTTGTGCAAGGCTAGAACCCGTGTCAACAAAAGTCATTAAAAAGCTAACCCAATTAATTATCTTGGTAAAGTTAAGTGTTCCGCTATGCTGCCTAAATTCCATAGTTCCGTAAGTGGTAAGGCTTTGTAAATTAACCTTGTAGTATCTACCTACAGCATGGGCAAGATTGCTTTTTGTTTTTACAGCACTTCTAGCTATAGAACTTTTTTGCGGCTTGGTACTGGCGCACCACCTAGAATTACTACCCCTTCTACTCATTGGCATAATCATATCTATTTGGCTTTCGTAATCACTGTATCTGCTGTAAACATTTTGTATCTGCGCAACAGTTAAGTCAGCAACATCTAAATGAACATGAATACCACAACTACGGTCTACTGAAATTCCTGCAACACCCTCTAAAGCATCTAATACTTTTTCAAGCTGCCTTGCACCACTCTCACCTTTAAGTATTGGTGAAACAATCTCGCCTGCAGTATGACCGCCTTGGCTAAGACTTGAATCAGTAACTATCTTCCAGTAAGAATTAACTCTATGGTGGTAACCTTCATAAAAAGTATCAACACCTGCATTGGTTATTGCATCAGCTACATCTCTTGGGTTTGCCCCAACAAATTCTATTTCCACACCAAACTGTCTGTTGGTTATTGCGGGTAAGTTCATCATGTTATCTCCTATCAATTTAATTGTTCTAACTTATACAATGAGTATAACATTAAAAGTTTATTAAAGTAAACAAGTAATTTAATTTAATAATACATAATGTACCAATTACAAAATAGGTGATGTAAGATACTGATAATATCTGATAATAAACGATTAATATAAATGGCTAAAACAAAACTAACACCTACCCTATTAGAAGAACTTAGAAATAAGTTTGTTCAAGGAATAGAGGTCAACGGTGGGGGTAGGAAGCTATTTACTATTGACCAATTAGCTGAAGATCATAACATTCCAAAACCCACACTTTATAAACACGCTAAAAATGAGGATTGGAAATACCAACAAAAAGCATTTCAAGAAGCCTACCTAGTAGAACTAGATGCTAAAAGAAGAACAGACCTTGTTAATGAGAGTATAAATTTTGATAGAACTTCCTTGCAGATAGCAAAAGCTATCATGGGGCAAATAGGAAAGTTTATTTCAAAAAATGCTGCTCCTGATATTGAGGTAAAGCCACAGAACTTGGTAGCACTTTCACAGGCAGCAACAGGCGCACAAAGAGTAGCGAAGCTTGCTCTAGGCGAATCAACGGATAATATGAACTTAAATGCAGATGTTAAAGACACCGAAACATTCAAAGAAGCTCTTGAATTGCTGGACGAGGTTGCAGACCGAATCAGAGAAGCAGACTCTAGCTCTATACACTAACTGGTTAAACACAGCTAGACCTAAACAGATACCTCCTAAAGAGAACTATCACATATGGTTAATACTTGCAGGAAGGGGTTGGGGCAAAACAAGAACTGGCGCACAGGACATTGCGTTCTATGCCTTAACGCACCCTAACTCAATATGCGCAGTCATTGCGCCTACCCACGGAGACTTAAAGAAGGTTTGCTTTGGTGGCAACAGTGGATTAAGAAGCATCATACCTGACGAATGTTATGAAGTTAGCAGGGGCAGGAAAGCATACTCTGAAAATACAGCAGAAATTAGATTGTCTAATGGCTCTAAGATACTAGGATTCCCTGCTATTGAGCCTGATAGATTGAGGGGTCCGCAGTTCCATAGGGCGTGGTGCGACGAGTTAGCAGCTTGGAGATACCCTGAAACCTTTGACCAATTAATGTTTGGTCTGCGGCTTGGAGACAACCCTCAATGCATAATTACAACCACACCTAAACCAACACCACTAATAAGAGGTCTTATTGATAGAGACGATGTAATAGTTACATCAGGAAGTACATTTGAGAATGAAGCAAACCTTGCCCCTTCTGCTCTTGCAATGCTCAAAGATAAATACGAAGGCACAACACTAGGAAGGCAAGAACTATACGCTGAAGTTATAGATAATATGGAAGGCGCTTTATGGAAGGCAAAGCTGTTAGAAGAAACAAGGCTACAAAAGATAGATAAAAACAATCTTACACAGATCATAGTTGCTATAGACCCTGCTGTTACTGTTGGTGAGGACTCTGACGAAACAGGCATCATGGTAGTAGGCAAAGATATTAATAATGAGTTTTATGTATTAGAGGATTTATCAGGTAGATATTCTGCAGATAAATGGGGTAAGATAGCTATTAACGCTTTCTATAACTGGAATGCAGATAGAATAGTTGCGGAAGTAAATAACGGCGGAGATTTGGTGGAAAGATTATTGAGGAATATTGATGACAATGTTTCTTATAGGTCTGTACACGCTACAAGGGGTAAAATGGTAAGAGCAGAACCCATTGCAGCTTTATACGAGCAAAGGCGAGTTCATCATATTGGTTATTTTCCTGAAGTGGAATCACAGATGTGTACCTACACAGGGGATAGACCTAAACCAAGTCCTGATAGATTGGATGCGTTAGTTTGGGGCATAACTGAACTAAGTAAATCTAAAGGACAAGTAAATTGGAGAATTAGCTAATGGCAATTTTAGACAATATAAAAAACATCTTTACTAGCAAGCCTGAAGTAAAGAACTCAAACATGATGGGTTATTTCGGCGTTGGCACGGAAGAAACCAAGCAATACAAATATGATGATTTAGCAAAAGAGGGTTACCTTAAAAATGCTATTGTCTACAGATGCGTTAATGAGATAAGCAAAGGGGCAAGCGCAGTTCCATTTGTTATTAAAAACGGAGACCAAATAGTAGAGCAACATCCATTAATAGATTTGTTAATGAGACCCAACCCTCTACAGTCTTACAGTGAGTTCTTCAATAGCCTTTACGGCTATGTTCTGCTTAGTGGTAACGCTTATATATTAAGGGTAGGCAGTGACATAGGCGCACCAAAAGAATTGCACCAGTTAAGACCTGACAGAATAACAATTAAAGGTGGTGGCAATCCAATGCCTGATAGATATGAATATATAGTCAATGGTCAGATAAGAGAAACATATGCAGTAGACCAACTTAACGGGTTCAGTGAACTTAAACATGTCAAGCTATGGCATCCATTAGACGATTACTATGGTCTCAGTCCAATGAGTGCTGCTGCAGTTGAAGTAGACCAGTTCAATATGTCTAGCAAACACAATGTTAATTTATTGCAAAATGGCGCTAGACCAAGTGGAGCAATAATATTTAAACCACAAGACGATGCAGGCTTTGCAGTTAATCTTACTGAATCACAAAGACAACAACTACTCACTGATATGAATAATAGATTTGCAGGCAGCAAAAATGCAGGTAGACCTATGCTCTTAGAAGGAGACTTTGACTGGAAAGAAATGGGATTGTCTCCTAAAGATATGGACTTTGCCAACCTTAAACATATGAGTGCTACAGACATTGCTCTTTGCTTTGGTGTGCCTAGTCAATTAGTAGGCGTACCTGATAGCCAAACATATTCTAATGTTGCGGAAGCTAGACTGGCTCTGTATGAAGAAACTATTATCCCACATCTTAGAAAGGTAGCATCAGACCTTAATGAATGGTTAGTGCCAATGTTTGATGAAAGATTAACACTTGAATTTGATATTGATTCTATACC